AAAGTAGATCTACCTGAACATAGTAAAAATTTTTATCAAGCTTGGCTTGACATGCAACAATGAAAACAGCAACAATCATAATACGTGATGAAGTCAACATCAAAATAGAAGGCCTGGATCTTGACATGCGCAAGCGCCTGGTCACAGAGTTCAAATACGAAAACCCTGCCGCACGTTACATGCCAGCGGTGCGTTTAGGAAGGTGGGACGGCAAGATAGCATACTTCCAACTAGGGGGCAGTACCTACACAAACTTGCTACCTGAAATCATTCCCATCCTTGAAAAGTTTGATTATGATATTGAACTGGATGACCAACGCGACTATTCAAACACTTTTAACTTTGAACAGGTACGTGAGGATTCATTTGCACATGTGAAGTGGCCCAAAGGACACCCTGCCACAGGTGAACCCATAATGATGCGGGACTACCAGGTTGAAATCGTAAACAACTTTTTAGCCAATCCGCAATGCCTGCAAGAAGTAGCAACAGGTGCAGGTAAAACAATCATGACAGCAGCCCTGAGCAATGCAATTGCACCTTATGGGCGAAGCATTGTGATTGTGCCCAACAAGAGTCTAGTAACACAAACAGAAAAAGATTACATCAACATGGAACAGGATGTGGGTGTTTACTTTGGCGACAGAAAAGAATACGGCCGCACTCACACTATTTGCACCTGGCAGAGTTTGAATATCTTGTTAAAGAATACCAAAGCAGGGGTAGGCGACTGTACCATTGGTGAGTTCCTTGAAGGCGTTGTATGTGTTATTGTAGACGAAGTACACATGGCCAAAGCAGATGCACTGAAAACTCTGCTGACCGGTGTAATGGCTAGAGTGCCAATTCGCTGGGGTTTGACCGGAACTATTCCCAAAGAGAAGTTTGAAAGTCAAGCATTGTTGGTAGGACTCGGTCCTGTAGTTGGTCGCTTGAGTGCCAACGAACTGCAACAGCAAGGTGTTTTGGCTAACTGTCACGTGAATATTGTGCAACTGGTAGATCATGTGGAGTACAAAGAGTATCAAAGCGAGCTTAAATACTTGCTGGAAGAGTCGGGTCGACTAGACACCATGGCTGAACTTATACGCAAGGTAAACGAAACTGGAAATACGTTGGTGTTGGTTGACAGAGTTGCGGCGGGCCACGCATTATTAGAACGCCTAGGCGATCGTGCTGTGTTTGTATCAGGCGCAACAAAAGGAACAAAAAGACAAGAAGAATATGACAAAGTTGCGGACAGCGTTGATAAGATTATTGTGGCTACCTATGGTGTTGCCGCTGTGGGCATTAACATCCCTAGGATTTTTAATCTGGTTCTTATTGAGCCCGGAAAAAGTTTTGTCCGTGTTATCCAGAGCATTGGCCGCGGCATAAGAAAAGCAGAGGACAAGGATCATGTTCAAATTTGGGACATTACCAGTACCTGCAAGTTTGCCAAACGTCATTTGACCAAACGCAAGGCCTTCTATAAAGAAGCTAACTATCCTTTCTCTGTAGAAAAGCTGGAGTGGATGAAAATAGCATAAGTTTTTTGCAGTTATCACCATGCCAGCGATTGTAATTTGACTGTCCCCCAACTATACTAACGCAATGCGGGCACTTAAATTTAGGCTTTGGTCCTTGTAGTTTAGCAACTGTTTCTGCGGAATGTGCAACTCCTCGGTTGTGTGCAGGCTTACCTACTAACCAAGTTGGCGTCTTCCCTTTTTTAGCGTCAGACATTTTTTGTCTCGATTCAACAGTGTGCGTGGTTGTTTTTCCTTTGTTACCAGCAGATATCTTTTGTTTTGTTTCTTCTGAATGTCGATAGTGCTTGCGTGATTCTAAAATTTTAGCAACTGTTTCGGGAGAAGTAATTTTACCTTTATGTGCTGCTGACAATTTTTGTTTTGCTTCGGCAGAATGTGTTTTTCCTTTAAAAGCTGACAGCCTGCCTGCGCAAGATTTAGACAGTTTTTCTCTTGTCTCTTTGGATACAGTTTTACCTTTGTGCAATTGTGATGAGTTTTTTGCCACTTCTATCTTGGCAAGATTGAAAGCACTTCCTTTGGATATTTTTCTTTGTTGGGCAACATTTTTTGTTCTTAACATCATCCACAGTGCATACCACATACTTTTTGTATGAGCAGGATCAATGGTCATCCGAGGTAATAAAATATGAACAAGGCGATGTTCTTTTGCAGTAAGTCTTATTAGATTATTTTGATCATTTGCCCCACCTAGACTTTTTGGGATAATGTGATGTTTTTCTGTATAAGTTTCTTTTGGCAAATCTCTTGACTTTGCACGATTAATGATGCTATAATAACATTTAGTATATTTGTTTTGTAAATACATGGCTGATAGTTCCTTGTAAACTGTTAGAGTCAATGGATCCTGCAAGATCGCGATTGACATTTTTATTTATGACGGAGAAAAAAATTCGGATCCTCACACTAGACAACAGTCACTACGACCTAGATCATCTGCCTGAAGAAATTGATGACATGCGGTTTGCCATCTTAGATAATTCCAATCCTGCAGATCCTGACTATCATTTTATTCCGTTGATATTTCTAGAAAGCTTTAACTCGCCTGCCTTGGTGCTACGTATAGGTGAGCATACTATTAAAATGCCCATGGACTGGCAAATTTTGATTGGTGAACCCGAAGTGGGAGATTTGGAAGTACTACCGTTGACGTCGATCAACGATCGCGGATTCAAAGTGTTTCAGTTCAACCCGCTGACAAGTTTCAGGCCCAGCTTTCCCAACATTGAGATCTTAGATGTGTATCACGAAGTGTCCTGGTATGCGCCCAAGCTCAAGAATGGACAGTTGTTGGCCGTGCCACTGGGCGATGAAGAATGTCCTGACTGTGTGTACTTTGTCAAAGACATCAGTCGTAACTGCGAAATTATTGATTACAACAAGGCCTGGTAATGATTACAGAAAGTCAAATGGTTGAACATCTGCGACGCATGACAGCAATTTATTTAGAAAGCTATCCCGATGATCGAGAAAGTATAGAACGTTTCATGCGTTGGACACTCAAAGCCTGGGGATATGAAGATGGGCAGTCTTAATCCTGGCGCAACTTATGTTTACGAACGTGTGGGAGACACAGTGTTTAGACGTGAGTCGGGCGCCACCGAACGTGAAGTAGTGGGCTATGATCATCGTACTTCAGATGGCAGACCCATGACCGAGCATATCATGGACGCCAAGATGTGGGGTGAGATTCGGCGTGCCGCGGCTTCCAACTCTGCTTTGCAAGATGCCCTGGATCGTGTTATAATAATTTACCAACTAAGCAAAACACATGAGTGATAAACTAAATATTGGCAATGAAATGCGACAGTTCGATCTCAAAAATCGAAAGTTCTATGACGAGCTCTCAGACGAAGAGCGCAAAAAGTTCAGTCCGTTTCTCATGATTCGTTGGGGCTCAGCAGTAGAAGGCAGCAGAGAGCTACAAGAGTTCTATGTAATTGCTACCAACGAACGATTTAACAAGCATTTCTTCAACGTCAACACTTCCAGGCACAAAAAACTACAGTGGCTCATGGCCACCTCAGTAAGCCCTGGATTAGGCAGTCATAGGCACAATTGGATTGCTCCAAAGAAAAAACAAGCCGGTGCCTCAGCAAAACGAAAACAGTTGGCAGAAATGTTTCCGCATTACAAAGACGACGAACTAGATGTTATGATGACAGTGGTATCTGACAAAGATATCAAAGAGTGGAAGCGGCAAGCAGGAGACAGCAGTGATTGACCACCTAGTAGTCAACGGTTGTAGCTATATGCACAGCTATGCAGCAGGCAACGGTCACCAGGATCTAGCACAAAGATTAAACATCTCGAATAGTCACAGTATTGCAGTCAGTGGTAGTGCTAATTCAAGAATTCTAAGAACTACTTTAAAACACAGCTTCACTGCTCCGCCTACACTGTATGTAATGGGAATGACGTTTCTCAGCAGATTGGAATTACCTATTTGCGAACCAGAAAATGACTTTGAAGGACGTTGGTGTAATCCGCAAAATCAAGAGTTCTCGCTGCGTTGGCAATATGGTTGGACACAACAAGAAGTCAATCAGTTTGTAGAAATAAAACTAAAAAGCGAAGTCTACAGCATCAAAGATCGGTTAGAAGACTTGATGTATCGACTAGTTGCTACCATAGATAGTTTAAAATCACGTGGTCATCGAGTGCTAGTTTATCAACAAGCTGACGATCTGCATTTCAAATATATTAATGACCCTGAACTTGCACTGCTTCGGAGACCAGAAATTGTGGACGGCTATGTTTGGCGAGCAACAAAATGGCAACAGGATCAGGGTGTACCACCAACACCGTACCCCGAAGGTACCCCATATGTGCCGCCAGACATGTCGCATCCAGCAAGGGGACATCACCAATTGCTCAATGAGTATTTGACAAACTACATCGCAGAGCATAAAATATTGCTATGACCTTTGAGTGCAGTTATTGTAAAAAAACTTTTGCTAAAGAAACTTCGATTGCAGTTCACACATGTGAACCCAAACGTCGTCGTTTGAGCCGAGATGATCGTGGGGTGCAATTGGGTTTCCAGGCCTACATCAAATTCTACGAGCAAGCACAAGGATCAGCACGTCTTAAGACCTTTGATGATTTTTGCGAGTCGGCGTATTACAAAGCGTTTGTAAAGTTTGGGCGCTACTGTGTGGACAGCCGAGTGATCAATCCTGGCCAATACATGAATTGGTTGTTGAAACACAGTAAAAAAATTGACCGCTGGGCAAATGACCAATTGTATACAGAATATCTCGAATGGTATCTTGGCATAGAAGCTGTGAGCGATGCTGTGGGCCGTGCTGTAGAACAAAGCATCAACTGGGAAGAGCGCACAGGTAATCCCGCACGGGACATGCTGCGCTACGGAAATCACAATGCGCTGTGCTACGACATTACTACAGGACGTATTTCGCCCTGGGCAATATACAACTCAGAGTCAGGGCAGAAGTTTTTGAGCGAACTTAACTCGGAACAGATTGGAATGATTTGGCCTTACATCAACTCTGACGCATGGCAAAAAAAGTTTCAAAACTACGCCGCAGACAAAGTCTGGGCAGAAGAAATCTTAAAGCAAGCAGGTTGGTAATGGAAACTGTGTTGACAATTCTTGTGCTGCTACAAATCAAACACTTGTGCATGGACTTTGT